GGCGCGACTGGCGCAGCCGCGTGATCTACGAGACCAACCTCAACACCGCCTACGCCGCCGGCCGCTACGAGCAGCTGCAGGCGGCGCCGTACTGGCAGTACGTGCACGCTGACTGGGTGACCAACCCGCGCCACCAGCACCTGGCTTGGGACGGCCTGGTGCTGCGCCGTGATGACCCCTGGTGGCAGACGCACTATCCGCCCAACGGCTGGGGCTGCCAGTGCAGCGTGCGCGGCCTGTGGCCCCGCGATCTGGCCGCCATGGGCAAGGACGGCCCGGACGAGGCGCCCGAAGTGCACCTGGTCGAGCGCCTGATCGGCCAGCGCAACCCGCGCGGCCCGCGCCTGGTGCTGGTGCCGGCGGGCATCGACCCCGGCTTTGAGTACATCCCCGGCAGCAGCCGCCAGCGCGGTGCGGCCCAGGGCAACATGGGCCAGTGAGGCAGGGATGGCCGGCACAAGCATCAGCATCGACACCCGCGCGCTGGATGGCCTCAAGACCAGCCTGCGCCTGATGGCCACTGGCGTGCGCGACACCCGCACGCTGATGCCGCGGCTGGGCGAATACCTGCAGCGCAGCACGCAGGAGCGCTTCAGGACCCAGACCGACCCGGACGGCGGCGCGTGGGCCGCGCTGCAGCCCCGCACGCGCGAGCGCAAGCGCCACAACCGCGACAAAATCCTGACGCAGCGCGGCTACCTGCGCAAGCACATCTACTACCAGGTGACCGCGCCCGGCCGGGTGGAGGTGTTCAGCGACCGGGTGTACGCCGCCACGCACCAGTTCGGCCGCGGTAACATCCCCGCCAGGCCGTTCCTCGGCATCAGCCGCCGCGACACCGAAGAAATTGGCGCCATCGTGCGCGACTGGGCGGCAGAATTCGGCTTCAACTGACCGTCGCGCCAAATTTGCACACAGCGCAACTCATTTGCAGACGGCCATCCCACCACATTCCGGCCAGTCCCCTCAAATCCCGATTTATCGCACCCGTGGCCGGTGAAATATCTCAGTTCCGTTCAACCGCAGCGTAGACGCGCGCGCGGGTGCGCGCAAGGCCCGCGGGGGTGAATTTCG